GATCATCGACGAATACGGACCCGACTCCAGCGCCGCCCACGTCGAGGTCTACGGGGAGTTCCCCAACGCCTCCGACGATCAGTTCATCGGAACCTTGCTCGTTGACGAAGCCATGGCGCGGGCACCGGCTAAGGACCCATCGGCACCAATCGTCGTGGGGGTGGACCCGGCGCGGTTCGGGGCGGACGCGACGGTGATCGCTATACGCCAGGGGAGGGACATCCTGTCCATCCGGCGGTTCCGCGGCGATGACACTATGGAAGTGGTCGGCCGGGTGATCGACGTTATAACTGAGTTCAGCCCGCAGCTCGTGGTGATCGACGAAGGTGGGTTAGGCGCGGGCGTCGTCGACCGGCTGAAAGAGCAGCGGTATAAGATCAGGGGCGTCAACTTCGGTAATAAGAGCATCAAGCCGCTGATGTATGGGAACAAGCGCGCTGAGATGTGGGGAGCGATGAAGGAATGGCTGAAAACGGCCAGCATCCCGAAGGATCGGTTTCTGAGGAGCGACCTGACGGGACCGATGATGAAGCCGGACTCGAAGGGGACGATCTTTCTGGAGAGCAAGAAAGATATGAAGGCCCGTGGGCTCGCCAGCCCCGACGCCGCGGACGCGATAGCCATTACTTTCGCTTTCCCCGTAGCGCATCGAGAGGCCAGAGTAGACAATAGGCCGCGCACGGCGTATGCTGGCGGCGCTATTTCCTCTGGCTGGATGGCCTCTTAATGGCTAAGAAATCCGTATCCCTCGCGGTTGGCCGCGGCGAGAAGCTGCCGACCAAGCAAGGCGCTGGCCTGACGGCCAAGGGCCGGGCTAAGTATAATGCCGCGACGGGGAGCCAGCTGAAGGCTCCGGCCCCTAACCCCAAGACAGAGGCCGACAAAGGGCGCAAAGCGTCCTTCTGCGCCCGTATGGGCGGCGTTGTCGCCAAGTCGAAGAACGCCGACCGGGCGAAGGCGTCCATGAAGAGGTGGAATTGTGGCAAGTAAGCCGGGGCTATACGCCAACATTCACGCCAAAAAGGCCCGCATCGCTGCCGGATCGGGCGAGAAGATGCGCAAGCCGGGCGCTAAAGGCGCACCGACGGCCAAGGCGTTTAAAGAGTCCGCTAAAACGAGGAAGAAGTAATGCCTCTGGTCAAGAGCAGCAGCAAGGGCGCGTTCCGCAAGAACATCAAAGCTGAGATGGCCGCTGGCAAGCCCCAAAAGCAGGCCGTTGCCATCGCCTACGACGTGAAGCGCAAGGCTGCGGCCAAGAAAGGCAAGTCGAGTGGCTGCAAGTGACGTAAGAGACGCCGGGAAGGTCGCCAGCGCCGACGAGGGCGACGAACGGCTCGCCACCATGCGCCATCGCTTTACGGTGGCTCAGGCTGCCTATAGCGACACTCGTGAAGATGAGCTGGACGATCTTCGGTTCATGGCGGGCTCGCCCGACAACCAGTGGCAGTGGCCGGCTGACGTGCTGGCGACCCGCGGAGCGGTGCAGGGCCAGACGATCAACGCGCGCCCGTGCCTGACCATCAACAAGCTGCCGCAGCACGTTCGGCTCGTGACCAACGAACAGCGCCAGAACCGGCCGCAGGGCAAGGTCATCCCGGCCGATGAGAACGCCGACCCGGCCGTGGCCGAGGTGTTCGACGGCATCATCAAGCACATTGAGTATTTGTCCGACGCTGACGTAGCCTATGACACGGCTTGCGACAACCAGGTCACATACGGCGAGGGCTATATCCGGCTGATTACCGAGTATTGCCGCGAGGACAGCTTCGATCAGGACATCAAGATCGTCCGCGTTCGTAACAGCTTCTCGGTCTATATGGACCCGATGATCGAGGACCCGTGTGGCTCGGACGCACGGTATTGCTTCATCACGGAAGACATTCCTAAGAAGGAATATGAGCGGCTTTACCCCGACGCGACGCCCATCTCGACGATGATGGCGCAGGGCGTGGGCGACCAGATGCTCAGTATGTGGATGAGCCAGGAAACCATCCGCATTGCCGAGTATTTTTACGTTGAGACGAAGCGTCATACGCTCAATCTTTACCCGGACAATATCACGGCATTCGACGGCACGCCGGAGGATCGCCGGCTGAAGGCTGCATATGGCAAGCCGTTGCGCTCGCGCGCGAGCGAGCGCCGGCAGGTCAAGTGGCTGAAGACGAACGGTTATGAGGTGCTGGAGGAACGCGACTGGGCGGGTAAGAACATCCCAGTCGTGCGCGTCATCGGCAACGAGTTTGAGGTAGACGGGCAGCTCTACATCAGCGGCTTGGTGCGCAACGCGAAGGACGCGCAGCGCATGTATAACTACTGGGTCAGCCAAGAGGCAGAAATGCTGGCGCTGGCCCCGAAAGCTCCCTTTATTGGCTATGGCGGCCAGTTCGAAGGGTATGAGATGCAGTGGAAGACGGCCAACACGAACAACTGGCCGTATCTGGAGGTTAACCCGGATGTTACCGACGGGGCTGGTAATACTCTCCCGTTACCGGAACGCGCTCAGCCGCCGATGGCCCAAACTGGGCTTATCCAAGCCAAGATGGGCGCAGGCGAAGACATCAAAGCGACCACGGGTCAATACGACAGTTCTATTGGCGCTACCAGCAACGAACGAACGGGTCGCGCTATTCTGGCACGGGAGCGGCAGGGTGACACGTCTACGTTTCACTATGTAGACAACATGAGCCGCGCGGTGCGTTACATCACGCGGCAGCTCGTCGACCTGATCCCTAAGATTTACGACACGCAGCGCGTGGCTCGCATCGTCGGCATCGACGGCGAGATCGGGATGGTGAAGATCAACCCGACACAGCCAGAAGCCGTTCGGGTTATTAAGGACCCGATCACGGGCGAAACCGTCGACAAGATTTATAACCCGAACGTCGGCCTTTATGACGTTATGGTCACGACTGGCCCAAGCTACATGACCAAGCGGCAGGAAGCCATGGACGGCATGTCCATGATCTTGCAGTCAAACCCGCAGCTTTGGTCTGTGGCGGGCGACCTGTTCATCAAGAATATGGATTGGCCAGGCGCGCAGGAAATGGCGGCGCGGTTTGCTCGTATTTTGGACCCGAAGGTTCTGGAGAAGACTGACGAGTCGCCGGAAGCGCAAATGATGCGCGCGCAAATGAATGACATGGCCAACCAGATGGAGCAGACGACAGCGCTGATCCAACAGCTTCAGCAGTCCTATGACATGCAAAAGCTAGCGATTGACGAGCAAAACAGCCAGATCAAAGCTTATGAAGCTGAGACGAAGCGTATTCAGGTCACGCAGCCGGCCATGACGCCTGAGCAAATTCAGGATATTGTGCAGGGAACTATTGCCGCGGCCATCGACATGGGCGACATCGTGCCGGATAGCGCACCGATTCGCGGCGAAATTGAAGGCATGGCGTAATGGATCAAAAGACAGCATTAGAACTGTTTGAATACCGCGACGGCACGCTTTATTGGCGCGTCAAACCGTGTCGACGCGATCCTATCGGTATGAAAGCTGGCTCTGTTGATCCTGCACGGGGTTACATAAGCATAAACTACAAACGTAAGCGCTATTACGCGCATCGACTTATCTATTTGATTCACAACGGCTATTTACCGCCGGAAGTAGACCATATAGACGGGGATAAGACAAATAACCGCGCCGAAAATCTCCGCGCTTGCAACCATGTACAGAACGCACAAAATCGCCCTGCGCAAAGCAACAATAAGTCAGGCGTCAAAAACGTCGTGTGGGGCAAAAACCGCGAAAAATGGGTCGTTTACATGAAAGTGGACGGTAAAAACACTAATTTTGGCGGTTTTGAAGACCTAGAACTAGCGGCTTTCGTGGCGTCTGAACTACGCGATAGACACCATAAAACTTTTGCGAGGCACGTATGAGCTGCGCCGATTTAATAGGCCATCTTTTTCTTGCTAGAGACGTAACTCATAGCACGCACCTAAACACGCGCTCTTACGCCAAGCATAAGGCTCTCAGCTCATTTTATGGTAAAATCATCGACTTAGCGGATGATTTGGCCGAAATGTATCAGGGTCGGCATGGTCTGATTGGCCCGATTACGCTCCACTCAGCGAAGAAAACGACCAATGTGGTTGAATTTCTTGAAGATTCGCTGAAAGAAGTTGAAAACATCCGGTATAAGGTGTGCGACAAGGAAGATACGGCCATTCAAAACACTATCGACGAGATAGTTGGCTTATATCTTTCTACATTGTATAAATTGAAGTTCCTAGCCTAAGAGGGCATCATGGGTCTAAAATCTACGACTGTCTGCTTGGGCTACCGGCAGCTTACCACGCTCAGCTCTGCAACCGGATTTACGGATATTCCGCAGGGCGCGACGCTGGCGCTTATCGTGCCTGAGACGCAGAATGTCCGTTGGCGCGATGATGGAACTAACCCGACTGCCAGTGTTGGTATGCCAATCTTTGTAGGGGCGTCTTTGAGCTATGACGGCGACTTCAATAAAATTAAGTTCATCGAAGTAGCCGCTAGCGCCAAATTGAACGTAAGTTTCTACGCATGACGGTAAGGCAGCGGTCCATAAATGGCGATGAGATGCGACTGCGCCCTCAGTTGCAGATTTATCCGGCTGCTAATGATGCGGGTTTTGGGCCGTATATGCCGGATGTTGCGCAGGGCGCACCTGTTCCGACTGAACTTCTATACGATCGTCTTAACGATCCGATTTTAGATCGTGCCGGCGTTCAAATCGAGACGAGGATGTAATGGCTTTTATCTATAATCTCACGGATACGTGGAATTCCGGCGCGACTACTTTCGCGGGGATTAAAATGGCCGTTACCAATACGGCTTCAGATGTCGGGTCTAAATTGTTAGATTTGACTGTTAGTGGCTCGACTACAGGGTCGTTCTCAGTTGATAGAACAGGCAACGGCGCGTTTTCTGGAACGCTTACGCTTGCGGCGGGGTCGCAAACGTCGCCTGCTATTACTACAACGTCAGATACTAATACCGGCTTATTTTTTGCCGCTGCCGATGCTCTGGCTATTACGACAGGGGGCACGGAGCGCGCGCGGCTCGACTCAAGCGGGAATATGGGCGTCGGCCGCACGGCGGCGGCGGGCAGTCGATTGCATGTTGGCGGCACGACCAGCGGCAGCAGCAGCCCGGCCTTTTTCAATGCGCAAGGCACTTTTGGGTCTGACGCCACGTCGACGCCCTGCGGCTACATTTCGGTGCTGTCGACGGCCGCCGCCGCCTATACGGTTCCCTTCCTGAACCACTTTCGCGTCAATCCGGTGACGCTTGGTTCTGGCTCGTCCGTCACAAACCAGTATGGCTATTACTGTAGCGCGCTCGCCGAAGCGGCGAATAATTACGGCTTTCATAGCAATGTCGCCGCCGGCGTCAGCCGCACCATCACCAATGTTGCGCGGGCATCTAACGTCGTCACAATCACGACCTCCGCGGCGCATGGATATACGTCTGGTCAAAGCGTCACAGTCGCGGCAACCACGACTACGGGCGTGAATGGCACCTTCACGATCGCGTCCACGCCAACGACGACGACATTCACCTATGCGCAGACCGGCGCGGACATCGCCTCTGTCGCCGATACGGGTTCGACCGTCATTGTCGGCCGCTACAACTTTTACGCCGCCGGGACCGCGCCGAATTATTATGCCGGCAATGTCGGCATCGGGACGGCCAATCCGCTGACAAAATTCCATTGTTTCCCCGGCTGGGGCAGTATCAGCATCAACGACACCTACGGGGCGACGGGATTTTTTGGCTCGGCCGGCATTGGCTTTAACGTCGTCAAAAACGGCACCAACTCTTGGCTTTACAAAAGCGACAGCAGCAACGCCGGTGGCGCTTTGATCGACTGTAGCATGACCGGCGGTCTCCGGTTCTTTACGAGGAATGGCACAGGAAACACCACAGACGTTACGCAGACTGATGCGCAGATGGCCGGGCAATTGCGCATGCTTCTGAGCCCAGATGGCAATCTCGGCATCGGGACATTCGCGGCGGATGCAAAGTTGACCGCTCTCGGTTCTGCGACCATTTCCAGTCAAGCAAATGTTGCAGCGCGCATCGGCGCAGGCGTCACGTCGGACTTGTTGCTTGGCAGCGTCAACGGCAACTTGCCATTCATTGCGTCTCAAGGCGCGTATCCGCTTGTGTTTTTCACAAACGCTGCGGAGCGCATGCGCCTACGCAGCGACGGAAACATTGGCTTCGGAGACGTCGGCGCTGCTGATGCGGCCGTGAGGATTGGCCAAAACATCACTGGCAGCACTTACGCAACAAGTGTTTTTAGTATCGGGACTGTTCAGAGCGACGTTACCTCCACCGCCATTTATTTCCGTAGCTTCGCTCGAACAGCAGCGGCTTCTTTCACTCTGCCGACGCTGGTTCATTATCTAGCGGACCAGTCCACGATTGGCGCTGGCTCTACTGTAACGTCTCAGATGGGCTTTCGAGCGGAATCCAATCTGACGGGCGCGACGAATAACTTCGCCTTCTACGCCAATATTCCTAGTGGAACAGGACGCTACAATTTCTACGCCGCTGGCGGCGCAGATAATCTGTTCTCAGGCAATGTTCTTGTGTTTGGCGCAGGTGGCCTTGGTTACACGACGGGCTCCGGCGGCGCGGTCACGCAAGCGACCTCGCGCACCACCGGCGTCACCCTCAACAAGACCAATGGCGCGATTACGCTGGTCTCGGCCGCCGGTTCGGCGACGCCCGCGACCTTCACCGTCACCAACTCCACGGTGGCGGCGACCGACGTGATCCATGTCTGCCAGAAATCCGGCACGGACAAATACATCGTGCTCGTCACCAATGTCGCCGCCGGCAGCTTCCAAATCACCTTCTACACCACCGGCGGCACGACGACCGAGCAGCCGGTGTTCAACTTCGCCGTGATGAAGGCCGTAGCGGCGTAATAGGAGAGAAATATGGCTACTACATATTCCTGGGTCATCGCTGGGCTTGAATGCTACCCCGAGCATGAAGGCGAAGCGAATGTTGTCTGCACCGTTCATTGGCGACGTCAGGCGACCGACGGCACGCACATGGCCGACGTCTATGGTTCGCAGGCTTTGACGCTCGACCCCGACGCGGAGTTTGTCACCTTTGACGACCTGACGCCGGCCATCGTCGAAGACTGGCTGGAGAAGGCGATGGGCGAAGAGCGCGTCGTCGCGCTCGACGATGCGCTCGACAAGCAGATCGCCAATATCATCAATCCGCCGATCGTCTCTCAGCCGCTCCCCTGGGCGGTGTAACGGAACGGCGGGGGGGGTCGTCGGCTCGGCCCGCGCCGCTCTCCACCGAGCCGACAACCTTGGAGAAGGTTATGTTTACGACTGAAGAACTGAATTTGCTCATCCAGCTATTGGATGTGGCCACTAAATCAGGTGGCTTGCCTGTAGCGGAACGAGCGTTGCCGCTGGCGGTTAAAGTCCAACAGGAAATCGTTTCCCGTCAATCGGTTGACGATGCGACGGTTCCGGCGTAGTTTGTGCTTTCCGACTAGCCGGATAGCTAGGTATAGGAGCATCGCGTGAGCGACGAAGATCAGGCTGTAGCGGAATTCAGCCCCGCGCCGGAACCGGAAGCTACGGCAGCACCGGAAATTCCGCAAAAACCCGCGCCGGAGGAACAGCAGCATACAAAGACGTTCTCTCAGGAAGAGCTGGACGCCATTGTAAGCAAGCGCCTTGCTAGAGAACAGCGTAAATGGGAGCGCGAACAGGCTCAGCGCCTTGTAGAGTTACAGGCCCCGAAGCCTGCAACACCTCCGGCAGACCCAAATGATTTTGAGACGGCTCAGCAATATGCGGAAGCACTTGCAGAGCAAAAGGCTCAAGAGCTTTTGGCGAAACGAGAGGCTGCAAGACAGCAAGCCGAAATCGTGGAGGCGTATAAGGACCGCGAAGAGGAAGCCAGAGAGAAATACGAAGACTTTGAACAAGTCGCGTATAACCCGAACCTTCCTGTAACGGACCATATGGCTCAGGCGATCCAGTCTTCCGACATTGGCCCCGAGGTCATCTATTACCTTGGTTCCAACCCAAAAGAAGCCGGACGCATTTCTCGTTTGCCGCCTATCTTGCAGGCAAAAGAGATCGGAAAGATAGAAGCTAACCTAGCTTCAAATCCGCCGGTTAAGAAAACCTCAACCGCGCCCGCACCTCTTGCTCCTGTCACTGCTACCCGGTCAAGTTCGAGCCCGAAACGAGACACTACGGACCCTAGGTCTGTCAAAGAGATGTCTACATCGGAGTGGATTGAAGCGGAACGCTTGCGGCAGATCAGGAAGTGGGAAGCGCAGAATCGGAGATAAAGGATGTCTAATTCGCTTCTTACTATCGACATGATTACTCGCAAGGCCCTTGAAATCCTTGAGAATAATCTTGTTCTGACCCGCACCGTTAACCGTCAGTATGACGACTCTTTCGCCGTCGAAGGCGCTAAAATCGGTTCGACCCTCCGCATCCGTTTGCCTGACCGCGCTCTGGTCACGGACGGCGCTGCGCTACAGGTCCAGGATGACAACGAGCAGTACACCACGCTTGCCGTCTCCAGCCAGAAGCATATCGGCGTGAACTTTACGACTGCCGAACTGACCATGCAGCTCGACGATTTTGCTGAGCGCGTGCTGAAGCCTCGTATTTCGCAGCTTGCGTCGTCCATTGACGCCGATGTTGCGAACAGCTTCAAGTATATCGGCAACTCTGTCGGCACGCCCGGCACGACCCCGGCCACCTCGCTGGTTCTGTTGCAGGCGCAGCAGAAGCTCAACGAGAACGCCGCTGTCATGTCGCCGCGCTATGCGACGGTCAATCCGGCTGCTAACGCCGCGCTGATCGAAGGCATGAAGGGCCTGTTCAACCCGGTTTCTGCTATCAGCAAGCAGTTCAAGAACGGCATGTTCGGTGAAGGCATCCTCGGCTATGACGAGCTGAATATGTCGCAGTCGATCAAGCAGTTCACGACTGGCTCGCGTGCGGGCACTGTGACGGTCAACGCCTCGGTTACGGCTGAAGGCTCGACGACTGTGATCCTGACGGGCCTTGGCTCGACGACCATCAAGGCCGGCGACGTGTTCACGATTGCCGACTGCTACGCCGTCAACCCGCAGACCCGTGAGTCGACTGGCTCGCTGTATCAGTTCGTCGCTCTGGCGGACGTTACGGCTTCCACGACCGCTTCGGTCACGGTCCCGGCCATGTATTCGGCCGGTCAGGCCCTCGCCACGGTCGATGCTCTGCCGGTCTCCGGCAAGGCCGTCACCTTCGTTGGCGCTGCCTCGACCCAGTATCCGCAGAACCTCATCTATCATCGTGACGCTATTGCGTTCGCCACGGCTGACTTGCTCATGCCGCAGGGCGTCGATATGGCTTCCCGCCAGGTTCACAACGGTATTTCGCTCCGTGTTGTCCGTCAGTATGACATCAACAACGACCGTCTGCCCTGCCGTATTGACGTTCTGTATGGCTACAGCGTCATTCGTCCGCAGATGGCGGTTCGTCTTTGGGGCTAACGAGGTGGGGCTTCGGCCCCATCTTCATCTCAGACAAAGGAGCAATAAATCATGGCTATCACTACTCAGGGCGCATCTTACCCGCTTGAATCGTTCGGCCCGACGCCGCCGCTTTCGCAGGGCACCGGCGGCTATCAGATTGGCGCTGGCAATGGCGGGGACATGTTGTTTCGCGTTACGCCGGCCCCGGCTACGCTGACTTCTGGCGCTACGCTTACTGGCGATCAGGTTCTTACGGGTCTGATCCTCGGTTCGCCGGGCTCTTCGGCGGCATCGTATCAGCTTCCGACTGTTGCGGCGCTTGAAACGGCGCTCCCGTCGGCGGCTAAGGTCGGCGCGACGATTGATTTCTCGGTTCTGAACGTCGACGGTTCGGGCTCGGGCGTCATTACGCTGACGACCAACACTGGTTGGACGCTGGCGGGTCTTATGACCGTTGTGGCTACTGCCGGCACGGCGCAGGCGTTCCGTGCGCGCAAAACTGGCTCTGGCACTTGGACGCTTTACCGCGTCGCCTAACACTAGGAGAAGGCAATGCCTAACACTAAACCTGTCGGCGTCGCCTTCTCTGATCCCGAACTCGTTGCTGGCACGACCATCACGGGTGCGACGATCAGTGAGGGCACTATCTCCGGCGCTACGTCTGTCTCGGCTGCGGATGTCACGACGACTGGTGGACTTTATTTGAAGTCCGCTACTGTCGCCGCGACCGGCACAAACCAGGCTACCGCCGCGTCTGTTTCGGATGGTTTTACGCTTGTGTCGGCAGCAGATGGCACTAAAGGCGTCAAACTTCCGGCGGCTGTTGCTGGCCGCACGGTCATTCTAAAGAACAACGCTAATGCTGTTCTGAAGGTTTGGCCGGCTTCTGGAGATGCTGTGAACGCTATTGCGGCGGATTCCAACTATGTGCTGGCGGCATTCACGTCGTCGCTCTTGGTTGCGTATGATTCGACGACTTGGTATTCCGTTCCGCTTTTGGCATCTTAATTCAATTTTACGGGCGGCCTACGGGCCGCCTGGCCCTTACCATAGGTGTAAAATGGCTGTAATCTATTTGCGTCACCCCAAGCATGGGGTGAAAGTAGCGACTATGGACCTAGAGGCTGATTATGACGAACAGAATGGTTGGGAGCGTTTTGATCCTGTTGAGCCTCCTGTTCAACGTAGAGGCCGCCGTAGCGCAAACCTACACGCAGATGCAATGGGGGATGAACAAGGGCGTAACGCCTTATCAGTTCGGCGCGAATATCAACGGGGTTTGGAGTAATCTCGGGACTGTCAGTGCTTCTGGGGTGTGGAACATACCCGTGTCTAGTATACCGGGGTTAGGCACTGCGGCTACCAGAAATATTGGAACCAGTGGCGCGACCGTACCACTCTTGAATACCGTAAATACATGGAGCGGCGCGCAGTCTTTTGACGCTGGCGCGACGATTCCTTTCAGTCAAGGTGCCGGCGGTGCTATTACTTCGACGGTGGATGCAAAATTAAAAGTTACTGAAGTCAACATTGTTGATTTCGGCGCAAAATGTGACGGCGTGACTGACGACGCCGCAGCAATCAACGCCGCTCTGGTTTATGTCTCCGATAGTTCAAGGTCTACGACTGTTCGTATGAACGGCTGCACAGCGCGCGTAGCTTCGACCATATTCATACCCAATGGAATTACATTTGAGGGTAAAGCTTTTACTTCAGGCAATGCATCGACACTAAACTCGCGTATTTTGTGCGACGCGACGGTATCGCCGTGCATTCAGGGTGGGTCGAATAACGGTCAAGTGTCCATACGCAGACTTTATGTTCAGCGCGCGGGGGGGACCCCGGCGGCCAATCTTATTGGGATCAGAATTCAGAACGCATATAACGTCACGCTTGAAGATGTCATGGTTAAAAATCATGGCGTAGGTTACTATTTTCTCGCAACGCCGGCCTCTGGCCTTGGTCTTGGTGCGATGATGACACGCGTTTATTCAGGCGCTATTTCTGATGCCCATATTGTTGTTGACGGGTGGCCGGAACTTCGAATTTCTCAAAGTCGGTTCGGAATGAATGGCGGCGGGGACTATGCTTCTAACGCATACGTTAGATTTACCGGCGGCACAGCGGGCACGTCGGGCGGCCCAAATACATTTGTCGCTGAAAACAGCCAGTTTAACTCCGGCAGCACGCCTGCGCTTCATTGGCTAGAATTTGTTAATCTTGGCGCGGGCGGTGTCCCTTCGATTGATGCGACAACTTTTAAGTTCTACGGCAATCATATTGAGAATTTTTCCGCGTCTGGCGCAATGATTTATTCTGACGCTAGCTGGAATATAATTGATAGGTTTTATATGGCGGACAACACTTTTAACGGGACAGGAACGCCATGCCTCGATCTAAACGCCGGCACTAAAGTTTCGCGTTGGAATCTTACCTCTAATATATTTCAGTGCAGCAATTTTAATCTCGCGCCCACTTCGCAGTTTGATCTTTTATCAGTTCTCGGGGGTTCCATATTAGGCCCGATTAATATCACCAGCCCTAGTGCCGGATCGACGGCTTCTTTCACTAACATGATGAACCAAAGTACGGCGACTTTTTCTGGGTCTTGGGGTGCGCTCGGGATTTTTGGGCACGCATCTACTGGCGGAAGTTTAAATATTAGCGGCGTATCTGGAAACTATGCGGTTTCTACATCGCAACATTTCAAAGTTACCGCTAACAATCCGCAATTCACACAGAATCTTGGCATCGGCAAAGCGCCAACGCAAGCGCTTGACGTAAACGGAAGCATTCAGTCAAACGATAATTTCCTTCAATATTCAACAACTATCTTTAGAGGATACCAAGGCCGAAACAATACGAACGTGTGGGGGTATTTCCAATGTTATTCAATAGGTTGTGACAATGGCGGATTAGAGCTTAAAAACTCTAACGTAGCGAACGTAAAGATTCTCGCTAGTGGCGATAGTTTTTTGAACGGTGGTAACGTGGCTATTGGAAAAACCACGTCTGCTACACGGCTTGACGTGGCAGGGACTATGCGCACAGGAACTTACACTATAGCTACGCTACCGGTTTGCGGTGCGTCTATTTTGGGTGCTGAAGTGCTCATAAGTGACGGAACGGCTTTTGGCGTCGGTACCTATGGATCGGTTGTTAGTGCTACAGGAATCGTCACTCGTAAGATTTTGTGCACGAATACGGCTGGAGCTACCACCTACGCTTGGGCGTATGATTAAGAGACGCAAAAATGGCGGCAACAGTAGCTAGACAACAATTCTTTACCGCAGTCGCCCAACTCAGCGGTATGAATTATCTGTATCAATACAACTTTGCAGACGCGAACACTCCTGAGTGGATAGAGTTTAATGCGGCTAAATATGTGGCCCAAGGCGACCCTTTATATGTGCAGACTCAAATGGCTTTGGGGTATACTTCGGCTGAAATGCAGTTTCTGTTCGACTTGGCACTGCACCCAGTAGAGTTTTCTGCGCCGGTCATACGCAACCGTAAAGGGTTTGCTGTTTTAGACCGTTTTAACGCCGAGATCGAGACGAGGCCATCATGACGACCGTAACCCGCCAGCAATATTTCACGGCCTTGGCGCAGCTAGGCGACATGAATTTGCTGTTTCAGGCCGTTCCTGCGGATGCTAACACAGATGATTGGATTGAATTTTGGGCGGCTGAATACATAAGTTCGGGCGATCCTATAGCTGTGCTTACGCAGTCCTCGCAGAGCTGGACTGATGGGCAAATGATTGCGCTGTTCAACGCGGCGCTCAATGTCCCTGTTGTCGTGCCAGGCACGCCCAACACTATCACATCCACTGCAAACAGTCAGATTAACGGAGCGCTGCGGCTGCTAGGCGTCTTGGCTGAAGGCGAGACGCCTTCGGCTGAAACGTCGCAGGATGCTTTGTTTGCGCTCAATCAGATGATTGATAGCTGGAACACCGAGCGTCTGGCTGTGTTCTCGACGCAGGATCAAGTGTTCAACTGGCCCGCCGGCGAGCTTAGCCGGACGCTCGGGCCTTCGGGCGACTTTCTCGGCAACCGTCCTATCCTGCTTGACGATTCGACCTACTTCCGCGACCCGCAGACTAATGTGTCTTACGGTATCAAGATCATCAATCAGCAGCAGTATAATGGCATCGCCGTCAAAACTGTTACTAGCACATACCCGCAGGTCATTTGGATCAACATGACCTATCCTGACATTGAAATGTATGTCTATCCGAAGCCTTTGCGGTTGTTGGAGTGGCATTTCATTTCGGTTGAGGAACTGGCCAACCCGGCGACGCTTGGCACGACACTGGCGTTTCCGCCCGGCTACCTGCGCGCTTTCCGTTACAATCTGGCCTGCGAATTGGCCCCTGAGTTTGGCGTCGAACCGTCCGCGCAGGTGCAGCGCATCGCTATGTATAGCAAGCGCAACCTGAAGCGCATCAATAACCCCGACGACATCATGGCACTGCCCTATAGCATAATTGGAAATCGCCAGCGTTTTAACGTCTACGCCGGGAATTACTGATGCAGACGCCTATCCTTGGCTCTAGCTATGTGGCCCGCAGCGTTAACGCCGCGGACAACCGGCTCGTCAACCTGTTCCCCGAGATTGTGCCTGATGGCGGTAAGCAGCCGGCGTTCCTTCAGCGCGCACCCGGCTTGCGCAAACTGTTACAATTTCCTACTGGGCCTATCCGCGGACTCTGGACGTTTGGCGATTATGGCTACGCAGTCGCAGGCAATCGATTTTACAAGATCGCTTCCGACTGGACCTTTGTAGACAAAGGCGGCGTTTCCGGTTCAAATCCAGTCAATATGGTTGACAATGGCACGCAACTTTTTATCGCGGACGGCGTAACGGGCTACATTTACAACGCCAACACTGACGTATTTGCGCAAATCACAGACCCGGATTTTGCTGGCGCGGTGGGTGTTGGATTTATCGACGGCTATTTTGTCTTCAATGAGCCCAATAGCCAGAAGTTCTGGGTTACGACACTCTATGACGGTTCGTCAGTGGACCCGTTGGACTTTGCCAGCGCCGAAGGTTCGCCGGACAATCTTGTCACATTGATCGTCGATCACCGCGAGGTCTGGCTGTTTGGTGAAACTTCCGTAGAAGTTTGGTATAACGCCGGGCTCCCAGACTTCCCACTGGCCCGCATTCAAGGCGCGTTCAACGAAATCGGCTGTCAGGCGGCGTATTCGGTCGCCAAGCTGGATAATGCTCTGTTCTGGTTGGGTAAGGACGCGCGCGGCAATGGCATTGTCTATCGGTCCAAAGGCTATACCGGCGAGCGCGTTTCAACGCACGCTGTTGAATGGCAAATCCAACAGTATTCAACGCTTGCAGACGCGGTGGCTTACACCTACCAACAGGACGGCCACGCCTTCTACGTGCTGAATTTCCCGACCGCTAACACGACTTGGGTGTTCGACGTGTCAACGGGCGTGTGGCATGAGCGCGCGGGCTGGGAAAACAACCAGTTTACGCGGCACCGCGGCCAATGCCAGATGAACTACAACAATGAGATCGTTATAGGCGACTATGTTGCGGGCGTTCTTTACGCCTACGACATGAACGTCTATGTCGAAGCAAACACCGTTCAGCGTTGGCTTCGATCTTGGCGGGCGCTTCCTACGGGGCAAAACGATCTGAAGCGCACTGCTCAGCATAGTCTTCAGTTAGACTGCGAAACGGGTGTGGGGCTTGTGACGGGGCAAGGGAGCAACCCGCAGGTCATGTTGCGATGGTCCGACGATGGCGGTCATACTTGGTCAAACGAACACTGGAAGTCGATGGGCCAAATTGGTGAGTATGGCAAGCGCGTTATCTGGCGGCGGCTTGGCATGACGCAGAAAATCCGCGATAGGGTCTACGAAGTGTCCGGCACCGATCCGGTTAAAATTGCTATTATGGGTGCGGAACTTATCTTGAGCCCGACCAATGCCTGAAAACATTTCGCAAATCCCCGCCTCGCGCGTTCCGATCACGTTCACAGACCTTATCTCGCGGGAGTGGTATCGCTTTTTCTATAACGTGTTTTCGGCGCTCGGTAGCGGTTCGCTGCGCTTTGGCACGTTTTTCGACACAACTGACCAGACCGCCGCCGCTCCCAATACGCCCTACGCCATAACATTCAATAATACGGACCTGTCGGCTGGCGTTTACCGCGGAACGCCTACGTCGCGTATTTATGTGGACCGGCCCGGCGCGTATAATTTTCAGTTCTCGGCTCAACTTGAAGGCACAGGCGGAGGTGGGGGCGCTAACCGCGATGTTTACATATGGCCCCGGGTTAACGGCACGGATATTCCCGATTCAGCCACTAAAGTCCATATGAAGGGCGCGGGCGAAGCCTATGTTGCCGCATGGAATTTTGTGTTAAGGATGAATACGAACGATTATTTTGAGCTTATGTGGGCGACTACAAACACTAACGTGCAGATATTGGCCGACCCGGCGACCGCTTTCTGCCCTGCCATCCCATCGGTCATCTTGACCGTATCGTGCAATATAGGTGAATAATGGCGGTCCTTACCCCAGCCCCCAAGATGCAATTCTTCGACATCAACGGCGAACCGTTGGTGGGGGGAAAGGTTTACACTTACGAGGCGGGCACCACTACGCCACTCGTCACCTATACGGATAACACTGGCACATCTGCTAACCCTAACCCGGTCATCCTTAACGCCCGTGGTGAAGCCGCGATTTGGTTGGGCTCCGGGATATATAAGTTTAAGTTGACCGATGTTAATGAGGTTGAGATTTGGACCGCCGACTATATCGCCGCGCCGATCTCGGGCGTCTCCCCCGTGCTTTCTGGTAATGTTGAAATTACATCTGATTCATCCAATCCGGCGCTAAAAATCACGCAAACTGGATTCGGTCTGGCGCTCCGCGTCCAAGATGCGGCCGATCCCGACGCGACGCCTTTCGCGGTTGACTCTAACGGGAACGTAGGTATAGGAACCGCCAGCCCGTCTAGCGCCCTTGAAATCGCCGCGCCGGGTGTTTTTACCGGCGCATGGGCGTATCTTCCGGCGGGCACTACAATGTTGTTCGCGCAGACCGCTGCGCCGACCGGGTGGACCAAATCCACTACACACGATAACAAAGCGTTACGTGTTGTATCTGGAGCGGCCGGGTCCGGCGGGTCTGTTTCTTTTACTTCGGCGTTCACATCGCAAGCTGTCACAGGCACGGTTGCAAACCATACGCTCACGACAGCGCAAATTCCATCCCACACGCATACGGCAATTGTTAATGATCCGCAGCACACACATACGCCAGATGCGTATGTTAATCCGGTTGTTGGTGGCGGCGGTGTCGGCACCGGCGTCGTACTGTCGCCCGGCGCAGGCTTGACAATATCGTCAAGTTCTACGGGTATCTCGGTCACTAACAATAGCACTGGTGGCGGAGGCGCTCATAGTCACGCTTTTTCAGCGCCAAATATTGATCTTGCCGTGGCCTATGTAGACGTAATTATTGCGGTGAAAAACTAAGATGGAACTGAAAAACGGAACTTTTTGCCCTCTCATTAAAAAAGACTGTGTGCAGTTAAAATGCGCATGGTTTACTTTGTTGCGCGGGACAAATCCGAACACAGGTAAAGAAATTGACGAGTGGGTTTGCGCTGTGGCGGCTATGCCCATGCTTCAGATTGAAGTCGCTAAAGAAGTCCGGCAGGGCGCAGCCGCGACAGAATCCTTTCGCAACGAAGTTGTGAGCATATCGACGCAGCCAGCTATACCGCTGATAGGCAGGAATTAACATGGACCCGTTTACAGCAGCTCTTATAGGTGGCGGCACGTCGTTAATCGGCGGCGGTCTTAGTTTTCTTGGCTCGCAACAGGCGGGTAAAGCGCAGCAACAGGCCGCGCAAACATCTGGAATGCTGGGTCTTATCGCCCAGCAGCAGGCGATGGCGCAAGCTGCGGCGCAGGCCGAAAAGGGTGCGGCAGCCGGCCGTGAATTTTACGGCAAAGGCCGCGAGGATTTGCTTGCGCAGGCCGGACTTGGTGAAGCCGCAGGCCGCGAATTTTATGGCCGCGGCGTAGGGTTCCAAGAGCCTTACCTGAGCGCCGGCACGGGTGCGACTAATCAGCTTGCCAATCTTTTTGCGACTGGCGGCGAGTATATGCGCCAGCCTACGCTCGAAGAGCTTCAGATGGACCCTGGATATGCCTTTCGCTTTCGCGAGGGGCAGCGCGCGCTTGAACAGAGCGCAGCCGCGCGTGGCGGTCTTTTGGGTGGGGGTACGGGCAAAGCTCTGGCGCGCTACGGTCAGGAAGCCGGAAGTCAAGAATATCAGAACGCCTATACGCGATTTATGGCTAACCGCGCTCAGGCTGTTCAGGGGCTTCAGAACCTTATGGGCACTGGCGCGCAGGCCGCGCAGACCGCATCGGGTTTAGCCGGTCAGACTGGCGCTAACTTAATGGCACAGCGTTTTGGCGTCGGTAGCAATCTTGGCACAATGGCTGGCAATGTTGGCAGCACCGTTGCGGGGGCGTATACGGGTTCTGTGCCGACAATTGCTAATTTGGCCGCCATGAATCCGATGGGAGAGGCTATAGAACAGGCCGGTCAGGCTCGCGCGTCCAGCTACATGGGCGGCGCGTCGGCGCTCCAAGGCGCGCTTGGTGGCATCGGCAGGAATGCGATGTTGTATAGCATGATGAACCAGATGTATCCTGGACAATGATTGAGGCTTGACTAATGCCCGTTCGCTATGACATCGCCGCTCAGGTTCCGCAGG